AGGATCACAGAAGTTGGGGAGGATCACAGAAGTTGGGGAGGGGGACCGCGAACGTGGGGAAGGTCACGGAAGTGGAAAAAATTTGTGAAGTGATAGTAAATGGGGAGGAGTGTATACAATGTCTTCACAGAAGCTTTCGTTATTGGTGTCATGAACGCCATTCTTATTTTTACTATCAATCAGGTGAATACTAAAATCGAGGGACCCATGTTACATTTTGTAGCGGGTGCTCTTATTCACATCATTTTTGAGTATACTGGGGGTAATAAGTGGTGGTGCGAATTAACTTATTAATTTACATTAAGAATGCTATGGATATTGCTTATAGTTTATGCTATTCCATATACATGTTTTAAACTAGTGTACAGCGAACGTCGAAAAAGGGGAATTTCGCCAAGGGGGTCATCATTCATATTACAAGAAAACACACTTCAGCGCAGCGCTTGACGGATAGAATTAATCAGACGACGCGCACCCGATCGAGTTAAACACGCTCGTGTAATATGTATCGTCCTATCATCGTCTGAGAACATATCCACATCCTCTTCAGAATACGATGCAAGACTCTCATTAATGCTCATAGCACTTTCCATCAACTCGTTCATTCTGCGGCGAATACTATCATTAACCTTATCAAGATAATTTCGGTAAAAATGACCTTGCGTCGAAACATAGTAAGGTAATTCAGATTGAAACCTCAACCATTCACTGTGTGGAATCCACAACCCCCGAGCCGCGTCATTCAGGGGGAATTCCACACCATATCGCCTCTCCGCGTCGGCGATGGCACTTCGTCTTACAACTGAGGTAATGTTGCGTCGAATACGTCCCATGCTTTCAAATTCCCTTCTTATTTCGTCTAACTCACTGTCAAAAGAATCCAGAAAATCCGTTTCATCTCCAAGAAAAGGAAGATCTCCCGAATCCGAACCAGAATCAGACTCCAGATCAGAATCAGGAATATGATAAACAGCGAATGGAGCTCTTTGAGGAACCACAGTGGGTGGTGTTGATCGAGACGTCTTGTTGAAAATGTTCTTCATCGTGTTACACATTTTCAAATAGTCACCCTCGGGGAGAATTTTTGAATTCTCATCGATGAGCGCCATAAGTTGGGTAAGGTCTTCCATTTTGTTTGTTTGTTGTTTATTCACAATCATCACGCGACTTAGGTTCGATTAATTCATTTAAAAATATATTGTCAACACAGGACATGTACCAGACCTCGTACGACAAGTCTGAATGTCAGACCGGAATAGTACACATAGGTTATGGAGCATTTCATAGAGCGCATCAAGCCGTCTATATTGACGATTACATGGAAAAGACGGGTGACCTTCGATGGGGTATAGTAGCTGTCAATTTGAGAAACGAAGGATTTCGAGAAATCGATAATTACATATTAAAAACCCCTTCCGAGTGTAGGATGGTTCGCTCACATCTCGATTATATTGATTGGACAAAGAATCGAACTATAGCAAAACACATGCTCACCCTTCCCAGTGTACACCTGATTACGATAACCGTAACAGAAAGTGGCTACACACCGGGATCACCCCTTTTCGAATATCTCGCATGTGGTCTGAGAAACCGAAAAATGCCAATAACGATCATGTCTTGTGATAACAGTCGTCATAATGGTATTGTATTAGAGACACAATTTTTAGCATATTTATATCAGACGAACCAATTTGAATTGGCCGATTGGGTTCGTGAAAATGTAAAGTTTCCTTCGTGCATGGTAGATAGAATTACACCCCGGACAACTGATATACTTCGTAACGAAATAGAAGACAAATATATCGGGTATGGACACTCGGCAGTTCAGACGGAAGAGTTTACACAATGGGTTATTGAAAATAAATTTGCGTCGGAATTTCCGGATTTAACGTGTGTGGGTGTTACCATTACAGAAAATATCGAACCATACGAAGAAACTAAAATAAGAATTCTCAACGGTGGACATACGTCTCTCGCTTACATAGGCGTTTTATCTGGTTACGAAACTTTTGACCAAGTTATGAATAATCCTATACATCGTAACCATTTTAAAAAATTACAAGAGACTGAAATTATACCATCCATAGATATCGATCTTCCATTTGATATACATGAGTACACAGAAATGATAGAAGAACGCATTTCAAACGTGACAAACATAGACTATCTCGAACGAATTTGTATGGACGGGTTTACAAAGTTTCACACATTTGTTGTACCTTCACTTAGAAAATGCCTCGAACAAGGTATTTACCCTATTCACATTTATAAAAGTATAGCTGCGTGGTACATATATTCTAAAAAATTTGCAAAGGGTTGTAAAAAAATACGATACAGCGAACCAAATTGGGTACTCCTCGAACCACTTCTTCAGGATGGTAAAATGAACGATTTTGTCACGAATGAACGATTGTGGGGGGATATTCCTAAAGAATATATAACATTTACACGCGATCTAAAATCTATTCTCATGTCCCAAACATATGAAAAGGAAATCGACTTACTCTCAGATGACTAACGATTTGCGTAATTCCTAAAAATTTCCTCAATAGACGGCGTATATGTCATAGGTTGATTTTGATCAAGAAGAAATGGAGGTGGTTTTACACTCTTGTGTATATGTTTAATAATGTTACACATTTTGATATAATCCCCCTCCGGAATTCTGGTGGCATTTTTATCCACCAATTCGAGAAGTTCATGAAATTTATCCATATTTTCATTGTATTATATATTTTCTACATAGCACTTAGGTATGGAACATCTTTCAAATATTATGGCGATTTTGGATGATGATAAATTATTCCCGACACGCACAGAATGGGCGTATGTCGAAATATGTAATGAACTAAAAAAACTACATTTAAAATTACAAGAACTTTCTGGGCGTGTAGAATCATCAGCTACGATAGACCCGTCTGCGCCCCCATGTAACCGTATTTAAGTCTTTCGAGGCGGTGATTTTCCCTATGCGTGAATAATGTGTATTCATGAATATCACCACTCAACATCACTTGACCAGGTGTTTTCGTGTGCTTAACCTGTCCCACGCGAACCATATCAACACAAGCCATCTTCATTTCATTGGGTGCGGAACTGTGGTGAATGGCGAGTATCGCGGCATCTTTCCTCGTTTCTTTTGGTACAACATCCCCGTCATAACATATTACCACGTGCGCACCCGTACATCCAGTTGCGTGCATCCACCATTCATTCGGAGAGCTCGTAGACGTCAGTATATCGTTTTCTTTCGCAGATTGTCCTATTTTAATAGGGATACCATCTAAAGAAATGTACGTCAACATGTATCCTCTTATATTATAATCTTTAATAGTTATATATGAAAGTTGTATTATCAAAGAGCCCTAAACCTGAAAAAAAATACAGAGTACAATTCGAAGATGGTACATATACCGATTTCGGTGGTAAAGGGTATTCAGATTACACGATACATAAAGATCCATCGCGCATGAAACGATATCTCATGCGTCACGGAAGAATGGGTGAAACTTGGTCTAAAAAGGGTATAAAAACGGCTGGATTTTGGTCTCGTTGGTTATTATGGAGTAAACCTTCGATGGATGAGGCTAAAAAATTAATGTCTTCACGTTTTGGAATTCGTTTCATTTAAAAGAAATGATCAGTTCTGTACAACTTCGCCTGGTATGTCGCGGCTTTGCCCATAACGTTCACGTTTTCGTTACCGTATAATTCGCGACATCCCAAATCATCCATACAATCACGACCTTCGTGTGTAACTGGTATAGAATATGCTTGTTCACCTGGAGTAGATGTATAATAGTGATACTGATCGCGTCGCCCACGCACTTCTTTACCGTATAATGGAAGTGTTTCTTCATTTTCACCGACTAAAACACCCATCTGCTGAACATATCCCGGTTTATATTCCTTTATCGGGGGATCCCTAAATTCGGGATTTCTACGAACTTCCACTGGAACTTCCACGGGCACGTGAACAGGAACACCAACCTTTACAATTCTTTTAGGTCGAAACGTTAAGAGATAAAGTATCGTAGCCACCAAAACAAAAATCATCAAAGTATTCGTAATAATCTTATTCCTATTCTTCATTTATATAAGTCGCGAATTTTATCTAACCCTGGGATTCGATCTAATCTATATTGAACGAACATCCATAAAAAGAATAACAAACTTTTCAAAAAATTATTTGATGCGGTATCGTCCATCTTATATATGGGTCCTACGACACGCCCGAAAAATGTGTTTTCTTTATTTTCACCCGTGAGATGCATCTCCATCTGAGTAAGTGCGCACGTGTCATCATTTACAGACCAATGGAAAAAAATAAACGGAACCAGAATCGTATAAAATTCTAAATTTTCACGATTTTTCATAAATGGAACCACGAGCATCGTCACAAGAAAAAATAGATGAATAAAAAATATAATATTCATTCTTATTATGGATAAAGAAAAGAAATTAAAACAATTGTCCAAAGTAAAACCCAAGAAAGAATGGCATCCCCAACAGGAAAAAATTTTGAAAACGTGGGGTGAAACATCCGCGTGTTATCGCTATATGCACAATCACGCATATCTCGTATACAAGAAACAGAGTATGCGATTTACACTCCCGGTCATCATCCTGTCAACAATAACAGGTACGGCAAACTTCGCACAGGGATCATTTCCAGAGGGAATGCGTGGAGCGGTTCCTTCGGTCATTGGTGCGATGAATCTCATCGCGGGTATCATCGCGACGATTATGCAGTTTCTTAAAATTAACGAACTCATGGAAGGATTCCGAGTCGCATCACTTCAATACGGTAAATTGTCTCGTACGATTCGATTAGAACTTACTCTCCCCCTGGAAGAACGTTCACAAGATGGATCCACTATGATCGAAAATTGTCGCGCTGAATACGATCGACTTATCGAACAATCTCCACCCATTCCATATTTCATCATCCAGTCTTTCGAAAAACAATTCCCAGATGATTCAGACTTTTTCAAACCTGAAATTATGCACATTCAGCCTATCGACATGTTCATAAGTGAGGATGATATGAGATATGAACTGAAAAAGGAGCTAAACGCTATAAGAGAAGATCCTCGTTTGACAGAGCTTGAAACAGTCGTTATAAAATCTGAGACAGGCGACGAGTGAGATAAAGTACCATCATAAACAATATGATATTAAAGAGTGCGACACATAGTACGTAAGGAAGAACCTTCCTTTTCATAGGTTCGATTATCCTGGTTTGCAGTGTTTCGTTCTCCAAAAAAATATCTAATGCTTGTTCAGTGAGATCATCTTTAATGGACTCTTTCATTAAAATAATACCACAAAAAAAGGAACGCCCGCCAACGCTTCATCATAATGAAATAAGACTACTCAAGGAATATATCGATCAGGGTAAGAATGTATTCATATGCGGTCCTGTCGGATGTGGAAAATCTTTCGTGGTAAATGATATTCTAGACGGGACAAATAGTATTGAGTTACATTCCGAACTTTTTCATAAAAAACACTCATTCATGAATATTGTGGGTGATACGAGCTCACATATATTGATTGATGGTTATGATCCATCTGTTTACGGTCATAAACAAATCGTGGATAGGGTTTCAGAGGATAAAGAACGTGTGACAAAGGGATCTGTAATCGTAACATCAACTTCCATTCATATAATTCCAAACTTTGAATTAATACTCATTCCCCGACGATCCCCCGATGCCATCGCATCACTTGTGTGTGATAATCCTCGTGCACAGATGGCATCTGAAAAATGTAAAGGAAACATAAGAGATTTTTTTGATTATCTCAATTTCTCAGATGAAAAGGACGTGTTTAAATCGTCGAAAGACATCATAGTAGATATTC